TACAAAACGATCAACGATTACAGGATTTACAATTTAATTCACAAATGAATCCTATTAAATTAGAAGAAGGTCAGTATCGTATTAATAATGCTATTAAAGATTTAGATTTAAAAATTCAAAATATGAATTTATCTAAAGCTCAAGAAGCACTAGCTTATCAAACTATTGCATCTTTAAAAAAGCAAGGTGTATTACAACAGTTAGATATTAATTTAAAAAAGCAAGGTGTTCAACCTGGAGATAATGTTTTACTTAGAATATTAACACAAGGTATTACTCAAGGAAAAGGAGTAGATTGGTTTAAAGAAAAAGCTAACAATTTAGCTCAATGGTTAAAAGAAAATTTATACGAATAATGGAAAAATTTATTGAGTTTATTCAAGAGTCTATTAAGACCATAGAGAATATGGAATTAGAAGACCAACAAAAATCCTTGGTTGCATCCAGGTTAGATAGTATTTGTGGATTACTTCAAATAACAATGTTTCATCTTAAACAAAACGAAAATGAGAAATCGTAGAGGTTACAAAGGACGTAAGTCCTACGGCCGTAAAGGTTACGGCAAGAGAAAAGTTTCACGTACTTATTACATGTCACGCGGTGGTATCCGTTTATAATTATGGCTAAGAATCTTTTTAATTCAATTCAGTTAAAGAAACCAAAGAAAAATTTCTTTGACCTTACACATGATGTTAAATTTTCTGCTAATATGGGAGATTTGACTCCTGTATTAACTTTAGAATGTGTTCCTGGTGATAAATTTGATTTATCTTGTGAATCTATTGTAAGATTTGCTCCTATGACTGCTCCAGTTATGCATCGTATGGATGTCACTATTCATTATTTCTTTGTACCTAATCGTATTTTATGGGAAAACTGGGAAAGATTTATTACTAATAATGGTCCTAATGGTACTGGTCCTGATTTAGTACCTCCTTATTTTAGTTCTGTGTTTTTAACACCTGACCAAATAGTTAATTTACCTACTGCTCGTGTTTTAGCTGATTATATGGGTGTTCCACCAGCTCCAAATGGTTCTGTATCAACTAACATTAGCGCATTGCCTTTTGCTGCTTATTCGGCTATATATAATGAATATTATAGAGACCAAAATCTTATTGAACCAGTAGATTATAAGTTATCTGATGGTGACCAAAGTACGTCATTTGCTAATTTAAATAATTTCCTTACTTTACGTCAAAGAGCTTGGGAGCATGATTATTTTACTGCTGCTTTGCCTTTTGCTCAAAAAGGTGCTGCTGTTGATATTCCTTTAGGTTCAGTTAATGGTGATGCTAATATTTATTCAAACGTCGGTACTACTACTTTATCTGGTTCATCGGGTGACCCAACAATTTTAGGAGATAGTAATCCTGGATTAACTGATTTATGGGCTCAAGTAGATGGATTACAAGTTGAACCTACTACTATTAATGATTTACGTCGTGCTTATAGATTGCAAGAATGGCTTGAAAAAAATGCTCGTGGCGGTACTCGTTATATTGAAAGTATTTTATCTCACTTTGGAGTAAAATCATCAGATGCCCGTTTACAACGACCTGAATATATTACAGGTGTAAAGACTCCAGTTGTTATTAGTGAAGTATTGAATACTTCTGGTGCTGAAGGAGAATTGCCACAAGGTAACATGGCAGGTCATGGAATTTCTGTATCTTCTGGTAATGCTGGTTCTTATTATTGTGAAGAACATGGTTATATTATTGGTATTATGTCTGTTATGCCTAAAACTGCTTATCAACAAGGTATACCAAAAACTTTTTTAAAGTTAGACCCTTTAGAATATTATTGGCCATCTTTTGCTAATATTGGAGAGCAAGAAGTTCAAGTTCAAGAGTTATATGCTTATACTGCTAATAAAACTGATACTTTTGGTTATGTTCCTCGTTACTCTGAGTATAAATATATGCCATCACGTGTTGCTGGTGATTTTAGAACTTCTTTAGATTATTGGCATTTAGGAAGAATTTTTGCTAATGAGCCGACACTTTCTAAAGAATTTGTTGAATGTACTGCAGCTGATACTTCCCGTATATTTGCTGTTACTGACCCAGATGCTCAAAAATTATATTGTCATGTACTTAATAAAGTAAAGGCTGTGCGCCCTATGCCTAAATACGGTACACCTACTATTTAATGAGTTCTCGATGTATAACTCCGTTTCAAGTTAGAGATAAAATTACTACTCAATGGATGGCGCTACCTTGTGGTAAATGTCCTAATTGTATGAAACGGAGAACATCGGGATGGTCTTTTAGGTTGATGAAAGAGGGTGAGCGCTCTGAAACTGCTTTATTTGTTACACTTACTTATGATACTAAATACGTACCTCTAACTAAGAATGGGTTTATGACTTTAAATAAAAGGGACATCCAAACTTACATGAAACGTTTACGGAAGTTGTCCGATACTAAACTTAAGTATTATGTATGTGGCGAATATGGTAGTAAAAGAGACCGCCCTCATTATCATATGATTATATTTAATGCTGATGCTGAAAAAGTCGAACGAGCCTGGAGCGAGTATAAAGCTGGTTGTGGGTATGTGCCTTTTGGTACTATATATATTGGCGAAGTTAATGAAGCTTCTATAGGTTATACTTTAAAATATATGCAAAAACCAGGTAAAATACCTAAACATCAAAATGATGATAGACAAAAAGAATTTAGTTTAATGTCTAAAGGTTTAGGTCAAAATTATATTACTGATGCCATGACTAAATGGCACAAAAATGACCTGGTTAATCGTATGTATGTTCCTATTAAAGATGGTAAGAAAATTGCTATGCCTCGTTATTATAAAGATAAAATGTATAGTGATACGCAAAAGCTATTAATTAATAATCATTTAAAGATTATTATGTCCGATGAAGCCTTAAAAGCTGAATTAGAATTAGTTAATCAATTTGGTGATTATGCTGAAAAAATTTTAGTTGAACGTCATCAAAATTCATTTAATAAAATGTATAAGAATACCCAGATGGGTAGAGATAAATTAGAAAAATTATGAAAGTAAAAAATTCTTTAAATGCTCATACTTTTGAAAAAAATTATCAAAAGTTTACATTACCTTCTATGACTATTCCCGACCAAAGTATGTCTATTAAGACGATACTTGAAAGATATTCAAGGGGGCTCCCTGTGGGCGGACGCCTTGATGAATATTATGATGAAGAGGATACTCTTCCAAATCCGCTTACTTTAGATTTAGCGGAACGCCAAGAATTGGCTGAAATTTATAAGAATGAGATTAATGAAATTAAATCTCGAAAAAAAGTTATCAACAATGTTGATAAGTCTGTGGATAACTCCGAAGGAGATATCCAAAAAAACGTGGAGACGGAATCGTAAGGGCTTTGCCCTGGATTCTGTCCCACAAAAGCCCCGATGAGGGGCGATAAGCACTAATTATCCTTGATATATTAGTGCTAATTGACACTAATTTAAAAAAAAGTGTTATATTTGAGTATAGAACAAAACGTAGTGGCGTGAAAAACGAAAAAAAACACTACTTTTAAATGTCAATTAAAAACAAAAAACAAAAAAAATATGGGTCCACTAGTCTTACCCCTTATTGCTGCCGGTGCTAGTTTAGCTGGCTCGGCTATAAATGCGGGATCTCAATCACGCACTAATCAAAGTCAACTATCTTATTCTAGAGAAATGTATGATAAACAGAGAGCAGATGCTTTAGCAGATTGGAATCGTCAAAATCAGTATAATTTACCTAAAGAGCAAATGATGCGATTTAAAGAAGCTGGTTTAAATCCTAACCTTATTTATGGACAACAAACACAATCTCCAGTAGTACGTACTTCTTCAGTAGAAGGATATTCACCTCGTGCTCCTCAAGTAGATTTAGGTAATGCTGCTGCAATGGGACTACAAGGTTTATCTACTTACCAGGATACTCAATTAAAAAATGTTCAAACAGATTTAGTAAAAGAACAAATTAAAAATGCTTCAACAGATAATATGTTGAAACAATTAGACTGGGCAGAAAAAAATATTAAATTGCCTTATGCTCAGTCAATGGCAGAGTCAAATGCCCAGGCTATAAAATTACAAAACGATCAACGATTACAGGATTTACAATTTAATTCACAAATGAATCCTATTAAATTAGAAGAAGGTCAGTATCGTATTAATAATGCTATTAAAGATTTAGATTTAAAAATTCAAAATATGAATTTATCTAAAGCTCAAGAAGCACTAGCTTATCAAACTATTGCATCTTTAAAAAAGCAAGGTGTATTACAACAGTTAGATATTAATTTAAAAAAGCAAGGTGTTCAACCTGGAGATAATGTTTTACTTAGAATATTAACACAAGGTATTACTCAAGGAAAAGGAGTAGATTGGTTTAAAGAAAAAGCTAACAATTTAGCTCAATGGTTAAAAGAAAATTTATACGAATAATGGAAAAATTTATTGAGTTTATTCAAGAGTCTATTAAGACCATAGAGAATATGGAATTAGAAGACCAACAAAAATCCTTGGTTGCATCCAGGTTAGATAGTATTTGTGGATTACTTCAAATAACAATGTTTCATCTTAAACAAAACGAAAATGAGAAATCGTAGAGGTTACAAAGGACGTAAGTCCTACGGCCGTAAAGGTTACGGCAAGAGAAAAGTTTCACGTACTTATTACATGTCACGCGGTGGTATCCGTTTATAATTATGGCTAAGAATCTTTTTAATTCAATTCAGTTAAAGAAACCAAAGAAAAATTTCTTTGACCTTACACATGATGTTAAATTTTCTGCTAATATGGGAGATTTGACTCCTGTATTAACTTTAGAATGTGTTCCTGGTGATAAATTTGATTTATCTTGTGAATCTATTGTAAGATTTGCTCCTATGACTGCTCCAGTTATGCATCGTATGGATGTCACTATTCATTATTTCTTTGTACCTAATCGTATTTTATGGGAAAACTGGGAAAGATTTATTACTAATAATGGTCCTAGTGGTACTGGTCCTGATTTAGTACCTCCTTATTTTAGTTCTGTGTTTTTAACACCTGACCAAATAGTTAATTT